TAGTTCGCATTGGCATTCGAGGGGTCATTGTTGCCATTGAGGTACACCGAGCCGGCATTGTCGCCATTGTTCGCATTGCCGAGACGATAAGCACCGCGAAGACCGCGCGTGAGGGTTCTACCTGCTTGAAAAAGCACTGCAAAGGTACACTTTTTCTACTGTAATCCAACAAGTCAAAGAGCGAATTTAATATTTTTTTATTTTTTCAAAAATCGCTCCGCTCCTTGATGGAGCGGAGGGGCGCTACCGCGCCCTGTGTCCTTTGTATTCTCAGAAGCACCCGTTTCCTACGAAGCCAGCGATGGCTCCGTGCTGAATGCTTCCTTGAATTCACAGAGGGCCACGCCGTAGTGCGCACTGGCAAACGAGGGGTCATCGAGGCCATTGAGGTACACCGAGCCGGCCGTGTCGCCAAAGCTCGCAGGGCCGAGACGAGAAGCACCGCGAAGACCGCTTGTGGCAGCGGGATTGTAATAGCTGTCACCATAGCCTGTTGTGCCAGTCGTTCCGACTTCAAGCGGGAAGTTACAGAGGTTACCCAGATTGAGCTTTTTGATGCCAATCCATCCGGCATCTGCCTTTGGTGGTGTGGTACCGACGAACATCTTTCCGTTGACTGTCGTAACATCGAAGGTATGGCCATCGATATTGTTCTCAATATACACACCCTGAGACTTGTCACTGTTGCAGACCAGAAGAGTATCCTCCTCGATGCAGCCCAGGTACTTGTAGTCATTCTTCAGACCGAGGAATGAAGGAATGCCGCTGATGGCCCTTGTAGTGCCGTTGTCGTTGATGTTGACCGAGAACGTTCCTGTCATATCACCGTTTGCAACGCCAGCGCTCAGAGGAATATACGGGTAGTAGTGCCAGTTGTTATTCCAGTCTGAAGGCTGTCCGCAACCGTCGCCGGTACCGCCCTGGTGCAGGCCGTCAGCTGTCAGCGTCGCATTGTAAGCGGCCTGAATGCTGCGGTTGTGGAAATAGATACGCTTCAGGATGGCAGTGATGGCGAAAGCCACACGCTCGTTGGCAAACCACAGCGTACCATTTCTACGTGCATAGGTAGCTGCAGTAGGCACTGCAATATTCGTAGCGGGTTTGCCCAGCTGAGAGTTGAACAGTGAATCGAGAGAAGCATCATTGTTACCGCCTCGGTACTGGGCTGCAGAGTTGATGTAGCTTACCAGAATATTGTTCGTGCGGTCGATGGTGGCATAACCTGCACATGAACGGCTGAAGATAGGTATGCGGTAGTTCAGCTGTCCTGGTATGGGCTTTGTGTCCACTGCCTCATACAGGTATGTCTCATCTTCCCAGAACGCATAGTAGATGGTCACGCCACTACCCCACTGGTAGTGTCCCATGCTGCCGTCAAGCTGTGCGGCACCGCCATCTGCAAACTCGTTGTGATTCGATGGTGACAGCTTACGGCGCGAATGGTCGTTACGTACCAGGTAGCCACCGAGGCCGAACAGTTCTGCCATCTTCTCGATCTTAGGCAACGAGCCGCATGGCTCTCCTGCTGTTGTCAGTGAGTCTTTACGCCACCGACAACCGCACCACTGCGTCTGATTAATCTTACCTACGGAGATTAGTCCGTACTTCTGAGCTGATGGTGAATAGCCCACCAACTGGTCATTGTCGTTTACACTCTGGAGAACATCCAGAAGTTTCATCTCTTGTGCATCCATATTTAATAATCTAAATTAGTATATTTATACTCTACGTTAATTGATGTAATACACCATATAGCATTTCCATAAAAATCAACACATAACATCTCGATCAATCCACCTGCAGCCGTTATTTCAGTTACTGAATTAGATGAACCAGTGTTTTCGCCTTCTTGAGGGAAACCCAGAATACCCCTATTACATCTTATTCTTATTGTCCACGGATCCATTCTTGTACCGACACCACCAAAGAAAGCTGCACGAGTACCTATCTTCGAAGAATCCAAAGGTAGTTGTATGATACATCCTTCACATATCAAATTAAAATCTGTATTCAATTGACATATCGGCAAGTCTGCTGGCCACCCGTCTTCGTAACCAATTACTGTAGCATCTGTTTCATTTATCCTTTTAAAAGTTGTCTTTATATACCCGCCAAACTCACCACCTGTAGCATATATTGTGCCACGTGCTGTAACATTACCATTGGCATCCCATGAAAGGTTTCCTCCTGCCAATGACCCCCTGCCGTCAGCAAAGAACTTGGCTTTGCCAGCTGCCAGTCTGGCCGCACCAGTCAGGAAGTTCAGGTACAGGTTAGGAGCGAAGCGCGAAGCATTATCCTCATTGTCAGGATCAGATGGTGTGAACAGCTGATAGTTGTTACTATCGGCTCCATTGACCTTTCCATTCTGTGAGAACATGAAGTTACCATGGAAGATGGCCTCGCCCAGTTTTGCGAATGCAGCAAAAAGAATCTTCACAAACATTACCTCGAAGTTCTCAGCTTTTTTCCAATTGGCATTATTGGCCGACGGCTCGCTATTTGTCAGGACGCCTATATTCTTTGGATACCAGTATTCACCATTATGCTCCACGATAGGTACTATAGACTTGGTGCGCTCATATCTTGCGCTGCTGCTGTATGCTCCTGCAGGAATACTCATCGGTCCAGGATCTCCGTCTTCCCCTTTACCTCCAGGCGCCCCATCCCATACAATGGCAATCGTTCTTGAATCAAGAACCGTCGTCTGGTCACTGATGTCTTTGCCAATCAGGTCTACTGTGATGCTGTCAGGTTGCCCTACTCTGCTTTCACCATACACATCATCTTCCATATATTTTCCGGCTACACCGTCTGTCCAGGATCCATCACCAGCAATATTCGCATAATGAAGTTCCTTGTTATTGTTATACATGATGCGTATCCTCTGGTTCTCATAGTTCAATCCGGAAGTCGCTGCGACCCGATCATTGCCTTTGATAAACCATGCTTCACCTTTTATACAGCATTTGAGAACCCATTGGTTGTTACTACTATCGTGTTCCCAACGAGCCCATGCCTCAGTCATAAGAAGCTGGTAAAGTTGGGCATCTTCACCGTCTTGGCCATCCTCACCATCTTCTCCTGGAGGGCCTTGAATTTCACCAAAGTCCACCCATACATTACCAGTAGCTGCCCATAGGTGTTTGGTACTGACAATTGTGTAAGCATCACCGTCGTCTGCCGTCAAAGTACCAGTTCCATGACCATATCTCGTATATATCAAGGCATATTCTCCTGATGGGTAATCCACAAGGTACTTATACCCTGCCGTAACCTGACCATTTGCAACAGCAGTTTCAAAGTCTTCCGGGCTGTCAAAATGACCATACGCCTGGCCTTTGGGGGTGAAGCTGTTTCCATCTTCACCCTTCTCGCCTTTCTCGCCCTTTGGGGCAGTGAATAGCTGTCTGGTTCCTGTTACCTTAAGACTCATCTTTAGTTGCTTATCGCTTCAATTCTGGTCATGGTGTTACCTCCAGCGTTTTCAATCTCATCGTATGTCACTGAGAATGTCGAGCCGGTTCCTGTCTTTACCGAATCGCCTGACGGCAGTTTTGTCAGCGTGTAGGCAAAGGACCAGGTATGTGCAGTGTCTTGACTGTTGGTAGCTCTGTCTATCACCTTGGGGCGGAACACTGCAGTCTCTCCTGGAGCAACACTGTCTGTATGAGTGCAGTAGTCCACGATATAATATGGATCGTGAACGTCCGTAAGCTCTCTGACCTTATAATAAGTCTTACTGTTGCATACAGCGACACAACGGAAGGACTCTACACCCTCGACACCGGCATTGAACACCTTCAGGCTATGATCGGTGTTATTGATTTCATACAATCCAGTGGTGGAAGTAATGTTAGACCAGTTGCCATTTACAAGACGCTGCCAAGTATAAGAGACACCACTTGTGATAGGTGTTCCTGCGCGTTGCAGAGATGGTGTCAGCTTCACCCAGTCGTTGTCATTAGACAGTACATCGTCACCCGTACCATCCTGTCCTACAGCACTAATCAAGATGTCGTAAGCATCTGCAGAAGATGCCTGGATATTGATCAGCTGCTGGCAGGTGAAGTCCATGCCCTTATACGTTCCGGTATAATAGATATACTTATCTACCAGGTCATTTGCCGATGCCAAGTTACCTATAATCTGAAGGGCAGGGAAAGTCAAGTTGTTCATGACCACAGTGGTCAGCTTGAATGTACTGCCAAGGCCTGTTGTCGTACAATTGCCTGAGGCATCAAATGTCAGTGCCGTTCCAAGAGGACTGCCATAGAACCAGCTGCCTTGCTCTGGCACAACAAACCTACCCATTCTCGATGACCATGCCTGAGGGAACAGCGTAGCAGGATGCTGGGTGAAGTCGGTATTTGTCACCCTGCCTGCTGATATATCCCAGAACTGAGCCAGGCCATAGCCTGCATCGATCTGTACACCCATACCCGGTGTGATGTTATCACCGTTGTTGTAGCTAAAAAGATGTCTTACACTAGAAAATTCCATAACTTATAAGTTTTTGATGAATATCTTGGCCTGGCTAATGGTTAATTCAGACAGTTGGCCATTGTTTATTTCACTCTCGATATCGCACATGACCAAATCTCCCTGATGCACCAGGTAGCCTTTCGTGTCATTGCCCTTGCTGATTTTGTCCAGCCCTAACTGACGGGCCAGCTCTGCTGTAACAATATAGTATTGCATATCCTTATCAGTTTAATCTTCCCTTGGAGTTGTCGGGAACTGGCCAACAGCCACCTTCCCGTTTATAGTGAAATACTTGTTTCCGTTAATCAGAGGCAGAAGTGCCGACTTCTCGCGCAATATCCAACCGAAACGATGCTGCATGGTGGTGTCAACAGGGAACATGCTGCGTGGTACCATACCACGGTTCTCGTGGCATACATGCTGCCACCAATCACCAGAACCGTTATTATACAGTATTTCTATGTCGAAGTACTGCAGAGGATTTGCCACGACACCCTGTCGCCTTGTAATTACCACCTCGGCCTCGGCATTGGTAGTATTGGGGAAGATGTACTTTCCCGAAAGCCATACGAGGTCATCGTCATACTGACCATACCAGCGACGTACACGAACCGTAGCACTACGCACTTTGTCCGGTGCATCTCTTAAGTATGCCTGACAACAGAGCAGTATATTCTGGATGTATGCCTGTTTTACTCGTATTGTTTTGGTGTTTGCACCACCATCATACCACAGGTCAGGATAATACATGCCAACGGGACGGAATACATTGTTATCCCATACAAACCACTGATACGAACAGTCAGCATCTGGAGCTGGAGCATCACTGTTATACAGTTGTGCCGGAATACCGAACGTGCCACGGTTTTTCCATGGTGACAGGCTGATTTTCGACTGTTCCATGCATAGCTGCACATTGTAGTCGGCATACGTCTCACATGTCAAGGTACGCTCCCAGTTGAACTTGTGCACCTTACCGATTCGTTCGTCCAGGTACTCTCCATAGAACGACACCTTACCCATATATCCGGGATCCATGTTGGCCTGTATCGTCAGCTGATGCGTATCAGGATCAACGATGTAGTCAGTACCATTCACCCAGTTAACGCCGTTAAACCTGCCATTCACCGCCCACGTTACGTTCACCATCTCTGTGGTTTTGTCACCTGTGGCAATACCATCATTGTCTATTACCGGAAGTTTTGGTATCAACACGCACGGTGTTAGCGTACGATCAGGAAGATACTCTGCCTGTACGGCATCATATTTCTGAACGTATGACGCTCTCAGTTCCAACATCTGGAAACCGAACATCAACGGCTCGAATACCATTCTTCCTTGGCTCTCTCTTCTCATATTTCCTATATTATTATTGAATAATCCGAACTATAGCTTTCACCATCGGGCATTGTCACGATGCACTTGAATGCTACCTTAGAACCTGCCACCCACTCACCGGGAATGTCAACAGCCGAGTTGATATTCAGGTTCAAGCCATCACGCCCTGCGCCATGCTGGACGTTCCATGCTGCATCGCCTGTGCCGTGATCCCATATACGTTCCCACCGGATGTTGGCAATGCCAATCTGAGCCTGCGTCCATTCCTGTTCTGCATGAAACACGCTGGCTTCTAAAGTGGTGGTGAACGTTGAACCTGCCAGGAACCAGTCACCTTCGCTTGATATGATATCCACATTCACGTTATGAACACCTATCACGCACACCCAGTCCGTATTGTTCAGACGCGGCTCTCTTCCGACAGTCGGTAAGGCAACAGCAGCTTTCCATAAGCAGCCCATCCACCATACATGGTCGGTAAAATAGCCACGTGCCAGGGAATCATATCCATGCATATACTGTCTCTGAGCTATCCACGTACCACAGTCGCGGCTTTGGTACTGAGGATTGCCGAGGTAGTCCACCTTGATAAGATCCTCCGTGATGATACCCTTGGAATATACGTAAGGCTGGTTAGGGTTGATGACGCCACGATTGATAAGATCTCGTGTCAGATAGCTGTCCGGAGGCAGACCTATCCATGCGGAGATGTTACTGCCAGCTTCCGTGTCCTCGAGGATGGGCTTATCGACACCCTGCAGGAACATGAATGCACCGTTGGTAGCAGACACATAGAAAGAGTATTGGCGCGACGGGTCGCTGACATGGCCATGGCGTGCCATACGTGCTGCAGCAAATGGTGGATAGTTGACGCCACCTGGGCAGTCTTCACCGTCATACATGGTGATCGTCATTGTCTGGCCGCTGACACTCTCCACACGACCATATCCTGTATTGGACGTTCCCTTCGTCAAAAGATCGTTTTTCGACCACTTCACGATATCGCCTGCATGGAAGGTGAACTCATCAGCCTCGAACATCTTGCGAAGTGTCAGACGTGCCACGTTAACATCCAGCCATTCTACAGAATCGATGATGGCACGATCTGTAAAGTAGGTATCACCCTCCAGCACGTTCTGGTGGTTGAACACCAGTTCGTCGAAGATGGCAGAGCCGTTTACCCTGATGGCAGAACAAACAATAGAACCATCGGGGTTCAGCCTTATATTATTGCTCTCACCTATGACAGCACCAGCCAGCAGAGTCAGCAGGTAGGCAGTAGAGTCAGGTTGGTCCTTTCTGATGTATTCGCCCAGATATGGCAGGATGGCCAGGAGAGCGTTACCCACCCTCTCTGCAGTGTTCGCATGCGTCCGTCTTTCATCACGGATGACTTCGAACAACGCTCTTAATGCACTGGTATCTGCCATATCGTTTTATTTTCTACAAACTTACATATTTCGTAATAGGTATAAAACTACAGGAAGCGCGTACGCTGGAACAGACTGTCAACGGCCTGTGTCAGCATTCCCTGGTATGCTTCACCGTATGCAGCAGCCTCCATCTCGTTTAACACCATGCGAGAGGCATAGTATTTACGGAAGAACCAGTCACGTTTCTCCCTTGGATGCCCACCGGCTACACGACCACCCCATGCAGGGCCTACCTTCTTAGGTTTGTCAAGGCCGTGCTTTTCTCGGTATGCCTCACCCCCAGGTAGGAGGAACGGCAATTGTCCGGCATTCCAAGTACCCTCACCACCTCGGCTGCTGCCGTAGGTGCGACCCAGCGAGTCAGTATATCCGCGACCGAACTCACGACCCACGCCATCGCTGATGTATTTACCATATAGCAGGAAAGAATGTTCTATCGTTGTGATGGGCCCGCTATGCAGCATGCCAGTGATGCTTGAGCGCAATTGTCCACTGTCATGAATGCGCAGTTTATCGATACGCTCCTGCCAGTACCGGACCATATTCTCAGTCCACTGCTTGCGGAACAGCTCGAGTTCGCTCATGGCCTGCACACGGCCACGGCGGTATGACTGTCGGCGGTTCTCCGCCATGCGCTTCATGTATCCCATCTGTTATTCCTCCTCCCATTCATCTGGATCAAACACCAAGTCAGTCGGCTCATCGTTCTGAATCTGGAAGAACAGACCCGTGCAGCCGTTGAACGAATAGCGGCCATACTCATTGGAATAGACATTCCCAGTATTCAGGTACATCAGCTTGTTACCATACTTATAGCTCTCCTTATCCTTGATGACACGGGATAGGATCTGACGGAACAGCTTACGACACATTCGGAGGGCCTGTTTGTAGCTCTCTGCATTGCCATGTTCATAACCTGCCAGGATATGAACACAGTAGACGTTACGGTCGAACCATCCCACCTTATTTGAGAAGGTGTTGCCACTGGTTGTATCGTCCACGAAGATGAAGTTCTGAGCATCACGGTACCCAGCCATCATCGGGGCCAACGCATCGGGACCACTGCAGAAGTCCACCACAAAGCCATTTCGTTTGGCCAGTTTATTCTTTTTGCCCAACTCCGCGAAGTATTCCAGGGCATCGAATTGTGTCTGTTCCATAGTTTATCCGTTAGGGTATTTCCTTCTGAATTCCTCGGCCTCACGGGCCTTAGCATCGAGTTCCGTCAATGCACGCCAGCAGTCTTTGTCATAGACAGCCTGCTCCTTGGTGATATCACCATCTGTCAAAGCACGGATTTGAGCATTCATCTGCTCCAGCATATTCACCGCATTGCCCTGACCAGCAGGAAAAGGCTTGAAGAAATGCGGAAAGAAACGATGCATTTCCTTTTTCACATACGAGTACCACATAATACAGCCTGTCAGCTCAGCGACATCGATGACGGTCACGCCACCCGGATACAGCAGCTGGGCAAGTTTTAAAGCCATCTCAGGTTTTTTGGTCTCGAGATATACCTGGTAGTATTTCTCCATCTGCAGATAGTTCCAAAAGCGGACACCGTGCAGCAGGCCGTCGACAGCCTTGAAACCCTGAATGCTCTCCAACCGCACATTCATTGTCTCGTAACTGTCGACATACTCCAGCTGCTGGATAAAGTCTTGAACCTGCCAGGGTTGAAGGTAGAAGAAATGGCGCTTAGTCCTATTCTCCCCTTCAACTTTATTACGGATGGCACATGTCCAGCCACCACCTGACCTATTCAGAATCTCTATACCCGTAAAGTGTATGAGCATCAACGTGCGGCCCTCTTCTGGAGAGTACAGTCCACAGCCGACGATATGCAGCGCATAACGTAGCTCATCCTGTGTCATCTCATTCCAGGAGCGCGGACAGGTAAGGTGCAGCACACCATCAACCGACAAAGTGGAAGGCCGAGTCTTCTGCATGGTTCTCGTAGGGTTTAAAGTGGTTCAATCGGTAGGCCTCGCTGTCGGCGTAGGTATGATATTGTGATAAATCGTTTTCCATACGGTTAATCATCCGCATATATAATTCATCCTTTAGCTGATGGTTTTGAGCAATCCATGCACCAATAAACTGGACGCAAAGATGTCTGATAGCAGCATTTGGAGCGGTAGATGAAGCACTGGTCAGTTCTGACAGCAGTTCTTCCATATATGCATCACCAATATGCTTTCTCAGGAAAGCGTCAGCAGCAAGGATTGACGGAACGGCATTATCCCAGTCCTCAGGTTTCGGGCGGTTAAAGCCTGCAAACCGCTCCATCTGCTGAATACAGTAGAACAATGTAGGAACCTGCTCATGACGTTGTTGGGACTGACTCCAGCCGGTTACACTGAAAAGTAGAGTTATCATCCAGCCCAGCTGTATCCGTTCCTGACGACGTAACTCACCGTCAAGTGCATCGACGCGCATCTTCGAGGCAGGAGCGGTGTCGTTGGAAGATACCACACCGAAACCGGTGGCAGTAAGTACCAGGTCAAGACCACGCATTTCACTTAGGAACGCACGGATGCAAGCCAGGCGTTTCACGGTCTGAGCCAGTGCAGAATGTGTGTCTGCTTCCACAGCCTGTGTGCCGACCTCGCCGAGTACCTGGTTTTCGATATTGGCCACCTCATAGTTGATGACATCCTCTAATACTTCGAAGATCTTACCCTTCGCCTCGCGGGCTGCAGGTACCGCCTTCTCTAAATCATGCTTAGTTATTTCCAGATTCATTGCCGTCACGTTTTATGTCAAACTCTTTATCCTTATCCAATGTAGTCATCTCGATCATCGGCACATTGATATCGAATTTATCATCCCATCCGTTGAAGTGCATCAGGACGTGGTACGGTACCGACATCACATCATGCCATGGTTTTTCTATCGACTGTTTCAGATTGAACAGCTCGCGCTTATCGCTGCCGGAATTGTTCATCTGACTCTTGCCAGGCGTGGCACCCACCATGTTAGGATGTACGCCCATGGCGAAGCACAGCGAGTTAGAGGCCTCGCCCATGTCCTCGCTCCAGTCACCACCCTCCTTCTTACCGTCTCCAAGGGTATAGACACGAACCATGCGCGTTTCCTTGCCCTCAAGAACGGTGTCGTAACTGGTAATCCATGCCTTGCCGGCATTCTCCGGCTTCGTACAGAATTCAGTGATTTTCTGGCGTTCCTCCTTGATGCGTGCCTTGCGCTTCTCAGGGTCGGTGATACCCTCCTCGTTGCAGACGTTGTTCCAGTAGTTCTTATGGATCTCCACCTGTATGCGTGGAGCTGCCGTATTCTTGATCATGAATTTCTTACCCAAACCTATCAGGCGATAGATATCAAACCAGTAGTCGATAAAGATGCTGAAATAGTATGGTATCGGGTAAATCTGATGGCCTACCGTCGGCACCTTGCAGAGAATAGCAAACGAACGGTCGGCGGTACCGGCACTCTTTTTGCCCGTCTCTGGATCCGGCTCACGGCCCAGGCGTACCATCAGGTCGCCAAACGGGTCCACCTCATCGAGCAACGGGTACACCATCATCTTCTTAGGAGTCCCCTTTCTCCAGTTGCCGATGAGGACATACGGTGAAGTTCCCTTTTTGTTCCGTGGAGCAAAGCGGCAGTGACATGTATCCTGATGACGCAGCTGAACAATCTTCGTGGCGTCACGCGATAATGTGATGACCAGTACCGAGAAGAAATAGTACTTCATGTCTGTTGCCTGCTCCCAGAACTGCAGGTGCAGCGCATTACGCAGGCAGAAGTTACGGATATTGGGGTCACTGGCTCGCTCTTCGGTACCACGGTTGAAGAACTGCAGGCCCTGACCGTAGCACACCAGCGAGTTGAACTGCTGGCACTGGCTGGTCACCATGTTCTTACCGATCAGCGTCTGCACATGATAAGGCAGCATATTGTCACCGCCCCAAGGCACATATTCATACTGTCTGCCACCAATGCTGATTGTCTGCACCAGGTCATCGTCCTCAGCATCTGCAAAGCCGCTGTCCGAGTCACCACCATAGCGGGTAATGAACTCCGACTTTACGCCCTCAACGGCATCCACCACCGTTGACGGCATCACCATATATTGATCGTAGTCGCCACTTTGGCCGACTTTCAGCAGGTCTTGTTTTTCCATATTTACAAGTATATTGATAGTCCGTTAATCTCAAAGATAAACACATCGGGCACAGTTCGGATCTCGTTATTCACGGGATTGATGACTCTGTGCAACCCTTTCTTCCAGCTGCTGGAGCTCACGAGCCAGCCCCGGTACTCCAGGATATTACCTGTCTGTCCCTCCCACACCTTCAGGTTCACAGTCTGCTTACGCTCACGTGCCAGGTCGAGGATTTGCAAGGCCTCATTGATATGTATCGCTTTCTTTCCCATTTAGTTGAAGGTATTATCAAAAGTATTGTCGAAGATACGTCCGGCACGCAGCAGCTGCACCACGTTATGGTTGCGCTGTGCATACTGGTAGGTGAAGGTAAAGCGAGGTATCTCAGCATCGTCATTGCTGTACTCACTCTTGGAGTCGGTGATGAGCAGATCCTTTCCTACGTTGGGATGACCATCGTAGAAGTTGACGACGCGCACCGAGTCTGAACGGAACACCTCATCCCACCAGTTAGCCATAGCCAAGTTCAGAGGTCCCGTATTAGCCTTATAGGCACGTGTCTCATCAATCTTATAGTTTTTCTGGATACGTCCAATATAGGCAGCACTACGCTTGTAAGTAGGAGCCACCTTATGGATACCCGTGCAGTAAGCAAGTTCATCCAAGCCGAAGGAATTCACGAAAATCAGAATAGGCGCACAGTCAGGTTGGTCCAGGTCTATTTCATAGTCCTGACTCCGGTTACCAGCTGTGACGGTGTAGCCAGTAAGCACTTTACCTGGAGCGGTGAAGTTATCAGGTGACACGTCCAGCGTTCTATAATGGCTGCCTGTATGTACCACGCTGACGCTGAAAGCCTGCGTTGTGCCGTCACTATATCTAGCAGTACAACTGGCCGTGTCGCTGCCCTGCAGGTGCAGATATTCCAGCCGTCCCATGGCCGTCAACTTTGTACCCATCAGGATTGACAGGAAGTGGTTACTGAGAAAACTATCTGCAGTTTCATCGCCAAAGTCTGCCTGACAATACACTACCTCGGCACTTGTAGACAGGAGCTGAATGCCACCCTCGCTGGTAGCCGTGATAGCCAATGTCACCGTCTGACGCTGACGGGCATACGGCGTCACCAGGTCAGACAGGTCCTGCAAGGTTATCGTGTTGTCAACAGGATAGAGCCATTCATCGTATACCGATACATTGTCTATCGTCATCACCACGTTAGCCTTCTCAGACGAGGCAAACGACACGTCTGGTATGCTGCATGAGAATTCCTTGTTTCTGAGTGTTGTCATTGCTTTTGTTTTCTGCAAAGGTAGGCATGAACTCCTCATAGTAAAAATACGAAAAGGACGGCACATCATCACGACGTACCGCCCTACCTTGGGAAATATTAAAAAAGTGTTGTCTTGTTTCTATGCCTGTCGCCAGATGGCCCAACTAACGGTGCCATCCTGCTCAGTGATGAAAGAGTAATCGTGGTCATCCAGATATTCCACGATATCGAGGTCACCCACATGCATCATCGATGCCAGTTCGTCCTGGATCTGCAGCGTGGTCTTGTTTTCCTGAATGTAGCCATTCTCCGGCAACGGGCTACGGAACTGGAAGTAGCTGTCGAGCAGCTTCTGTTTCAGCACTTTCTCCTGGTTGTCATTCTCGCTCTGGCTCATATCCTAATATCTCTTGAAGTTTCATGAATTCATCGCGTAGCTGTTTCAGTTCGTAGGCGTACCGAAACATGTATGAGAAGGAGTCATCGTCGTAGGCTGCACGCTGGAGAGCCTCCTCGGCGTTGCTCAAGTGACAGATGTGCGCACCAAGATTGGTTTCGTCGCACAGCGTATTGATGGCCTCTACGGCCTCAGGGGTCAGTTTGATGGCTTTACTGTTATTCATTGCCTATCCTTGTAAGATTGCTGCCAGGAACATAATACCGAAACAGAAAGCCGTAATGGCTATCCCCTGGAGAGAAAGAACGATCATAGGCATGGCCTTGGCCACAGCCTCAGAGATACGCCGTGTCGTGGTGCTTACGTCGATAACAGGCCGACTGTCGGCATAGCCATCGAATTGAAGTGTTAATTGTTGCATATTGCTACTTATGTTTGGACTACAGGGATCCGCCCTGTGCGGTTTGTTTCCTTAAAATAGGGGGAGCGTTCCTACGCTCAGTCCGTCGGGTTCGGACTCGCAGTCCGAAGGCTGCGTACTGACAGTCCGACGGTTACGGACCAACAAGGGTCAATTCCCTCGCTCCCCCAAAAGAGGGAGAGAGCTAAACTCTTGACACTAGTCCGCTGGCTTTTCGTCAAGTTCTCATCCTCGCGGAATGAGATCTCTCCCTTTTTGGACAGAGAAAGCGGCAGCCTCCCTGTCGCCAAACATAAGTAGACTTCGTCCAAGGACTTTATTTCTACTGGGGTGCCACCGCCTATGGTGTAGTGAGACCTCTGGCAGGTCTCGGAAGTATGGACATAAAAAATGCCCTGAGTTGTTACTCGGGCGTCTTTCACCGCCCCTGGAGCGAATCGCTCTACTTATATTTGGCGATGGCAAAGGTAGAAAATAATCCCGAAACTTCCAAGAAATTTCGGGAAAATCTTTATTTTCAGAGTAAAAAAACTATTTTTTTGGTCTGAACCCCTCCAAACCTGTCATCATTTTACGAATTACCTCCTGCGGATCATCATCCTCCATATCAATGAATTTTGTTGTGTCGAATACGAACTCAAACCACACGCCATCCTGCTCGTGTGTCAGGTGCAAGTCGCCACGGCTGATAACGTCCAGACCCAGCAGTACATCATAGTTATCAGGCAGTTCCATAATCTCATTCATCTCTGCCCATGTAGCATACCTTTTATTACCTGGGAAGGTAAGTGCAATGCGGGTTAAGCCTATCACCTTCCCAGAAATTCCGTTGGTCACACCCTGAGCCATTTCAGGAAGATCAAGCTCATCAACAACCCGCTTCGTAACGGCAGAATACGTTGCACCCGTATCCCATACGGCATCCACCACCGTTTCCCGGTTGTTGAACACGTTGCGTATCTTTACGGGTGTGACGATGGCACGGAAGCCGTCAGGCAGCTTTATTTTATAATGTGTATCCATACGGCTGCAAAGATAAACAATTTTTCTTATATCAAGAAATGAATGAGCAATAAAGTGGCAAGAGCTGGAAAATTTGTGGTTTTCGTGGCAAGTCGGCACGAAAAGTATGGCAAGTGTCGCCCATCAGGCGGCAAGTGGTGGCAAGTCACATGGTGATTTACGGGAATTTTTCGGATTTTTCCACTACCGCTTTACCCGGAAAGCCTATTTTAAGAGGGTTTTCGGGCCGCGTGTCGCAAAAACAGCGCGAAGCGCCTGGAGCATCAGCCCCCACCGCCCTACGCCCGCGTGCGACTTGCCGCACTTGCCAAAGCGGAATATGTCACGGATTTTTGTCACATCGTAGGGGATTGTTTCGGGGCAGTGTCGTTTTGATGGCCTAACGAAAATAGTGGGGCGCATCCGCGGTTGATGGCGGCTCAGTGGAGTGATAAGCCGTTACACATACCTTGTGCAACGGCCTATCATCTCCACCTGTGCCGCAGATAATCAGGCGTAAGGTGTCAGTATGACTTCTTACGCAGACCTTTGGCCACAGGCATATAATGGCAAGCACCTTTATGTCTGAAGGACATTGTTCGTTGTGGTGGTATGAGCAGCTGTCGCAGTGGAGCGCAGCGTGGCACGTCTTGTCTGGAGTGTCTGGATGCACGTGGCCGTGTTGCCCCTGGCACGTGATGGGTGTGTAGGCGAGGTGGTGGCTGACCAGGCGCGACCTCACCTTCTCTCCCATCCGAACAGCCACATGCAGCCGCCAAGACTCTTCAGACAAGACCTGACACCGGAGAGTAACGGAGCACAGTGCCATACCACCACAACGTACGGGAACGTCAGCCAGGCGTTCAGGTGCGCAGGGGTTCGAGGGTGGGAACAGATAATAAGCAGATTCAAACCTGCTTACTATATAAACGGGTCTTAGCCAGGAACATCGACATGGTGACTGTTGCACCAGCTCGCTCGATGGCACCTATGAATGCCTCTGACGAACGCCCCGTGGTGTAGATATCATCGATGACCAGAACACGCTTACCTCTGAAAAAGTCAGCATCGATATGCAGCAGGTGCTTGATGTTCGTGGCAAGCTCGTATTCACCTGTGATGTGCGCCTGTTTGCGGTTACCGATGACCTCGATGTGGCTGAATCCGTCAATGGCTCCAGTCTGCTTGCACAGCTGCTGTGAGAACCGCTTCCACCTTCGTACATGAGCGTACTTCGTACTGGCAGGTACACATACTACAACCGTATCAGTAAGGTCCATCAGTGCCAACGCCCTCGAGAACTGCCTAACAGCCCAGCGTGTGTAGATGTTCCGGCCATCCTTGAAGCCGATGATCATCCGACAGGTATCCTGCTCCTCGAACGTGGCCCGACTCCGGAACCGCTGAGGGATGTAGCTGTATAGGGCGTACTTCATCATACCGATATCTATTACAGGGTGAAACAAAAAGCAGCAGCCCCTTCACTGAGGAACTGCCGCCGTTTCTACATTCTTCTTTGTGCGAGGCTTGCGCTTGGCCTTCTTTTCAGGCTCGCTGGCCAGTACTGCATCGACGCTGTGTGTCTCGATGAACTCCTCTGTGACCTCGGCGATCTTCTCTTTTCCGGCTTCGGCCTGCTCAGCCTTCACACGGGCAATTTCCTGAGATAACTGAGAGAGGCTGGCATCTGCGATATACAATCCTGTCTGCTTTTTAAGAAGGAACATGAAACGCATGGCCTTGTAGGCGCTCTTGCAGTGTGCACTGGGCTGCTCATCTCCTGTAATGGCTACTGCCCATACATTGTTGTCACTCTTGTTTGACTTCACGACTGATACGATAATTTCTCTTTTTTCCATGACTGTAAGTTTTTGATTGTTATACATTGGGTTATTGACTATCTTGTGATGACTGTTACATGGCGTAGCACTCTATGTAGGTGATGTCGACCATCAAGTCCATTGCGTAGTTCTCAGCCTGCTTGGTGGCTTCGGCAAACGTGTCAGCTTCTACCTCGTACTCGTAGCTTTCGCCTTCCTCGGTGTTGACGACTACCTGATAGAGATTACCGCAGTAGTAGCGATTGCTGTAAAGACGGCTCTTGTTGAAAAGCGATGATGTTTGAACTGGATGTGTCATAATTGTTTGATTTTTTAAAATGTTCGACTTTCTGTTTTGCGCCTGGGCGCTCTTTGTAATTTTTACGTGCATAAAAGAGCAGCAGGGAGAAGGCATGCAAATGCAAGGAATTACAAGGAAAATTTCGGAATACCACATTTTGTTTTGGCTTTAGCCCTTGCCCCTTGGGGAAAAGAAAATGCGGAAGGCTGCTGAAATTTTGTGTAGGAATAGGGAGCATGTGACCAGTACTTGCAGAATGGCGCCTGCGCTAACTTTGCAAAGGAAAAATAGAAGAGCCGCCTTGGTATGAGCAAAACATGTCGAGACAGGAAAAATCATTATGACACAAAGAATCCAGCCCAAACATCGCACAACAAGTAAAGCCGTCCGGCAGTCGCACAGCAGCTGGTAATACCAGGTAGTCATCGACCACATACCGAGGCGGCAGAGAGCAAGGGTATGAGGTAGCAGCCAACCGACACGTCCGATGCCATCTGCAGACTGAAGAACCGTATAGGATAAAGGGACGACCACCAGCAGGAGTGCTATGCTGACCAAAAAGGCGGGTCTACCCGCTGCGCCCACCGTTCACCGGGCAATAGTGCTGCCATCTGGCACCACTACGGCTCAGGGTGGGCGGGGCACGGTGGGTGCAATAAAACTCCTGACAGTCATCCAGTCAAGAACCGTATGACAACCAGGAACAAGTCATAAAGAAAAAAGGATGATATACGCGGTCGTGACCAAAGACAAACAGGAACTGACAACAAGGGCAGTGGCTACTAAACACAAAAAGAGCAGACCTGCGCATCACTGCGGAAGCCTGCCAGAATTACATAAACCTAAAACATTACTTCATGAAAGTAGTACAAGATTGTCGTAGATATTGTCAGCCACCAAAGTATGAGGTAAAGCCAGTGGACGGCTGCAGGGCGTATGCCGGTATGAATTTCTCCACGCCGATGCACAGAGTATCAAAAGCATCAGAGCCGTCGGTGCGGGCCTCGAGCTTATCCTCTTCCGTCTCGGCCAGCTTCTCGCCTCGCTTATCCTTTTTCTCATTGTAGATGGCGGCAGTCTGAATTGAAAGGAGCAAGTCGCTATTGTTATCCTGATTAATGAATACCTGATGAGTCGCCTTACCTACCAACATGCGGTTGATGAGGTGGTATTTGTCCACGTGGTGCATGGGATTGCCGATGTATGTCTGTTCCACCACCCAGCCGGTAGAGAGCAGCATGTTGGTGATGAGGATATAGAAGTCCTCGTTCTGGTTGGCACCGTAGCCCTGACCTTTGAAGGTGGAGTCGAAAACAAAGAAAACCTGACGGTTCTTATGGAAGCGGTAATAGGCATTGAACATCGATATCAGCACATCGATGGTGTCGTACTTCACATAGAATGACTTCAGCACATAGAGCTTACCGTCAATGCCCACCTGCCCCACTACGAGCCAGTTGATCATCGTGTTCGCGTCGAAAGCAATCACTAAGGGCGCATTCGGATCGCAGTCAGCATCGAGCCGGGCATCATCCTCCATATTTCCCACGTTCTGTAAGCTGATGGCCGATGTGTTAGGAGCCGTATATAGGTTGATGGCCTCGCGCAACGACCCATAGAAACCATCCTGGGAAATACCGATGTGTTTGCACATGATACTGGTGGCAAACGTCAGCGGTGGCAGGTCGCGCTTCATGCGCCTGATGAAGTCTTCGCCCAGTACCGCTATGTTGAATATTGTCGGGTACCGGCAATAAAGCAGACAATTCTTACGGAGCAGAAACAGGTCACGCTCCAGTTTCTGCAGCTCTGACTGATAATAGCTGTACCGCTCAGGGTGCGCTTTCATGCGCTGCTTGGTCTGCCATTTCAGATATACCAGCCCCTCGATGACCTTCACCAGCTCTTTGTCCATCTTATCTTCCATCTTCATGAACCAGGAGCCTTTCTTGGTGGTAGCCGTATCGCAGGTGATGGTCAGCCCATGGTGCAGATGGCATTTTGAGAAATACATCTCATTGCCTCGGTTGGTTTGGAAGGTTTCATTCTTCAGTTTCTCATAGTCCACATACTTTGCTTCGTCTATGAGAATATGGTCCAGCGAAAGACCGGCGCTTGAACCGTCGCGGTCCTGGCTCACTATCTGGCATACGCTGCCGTTGTAGAAGCCGATACAGTTCTCCCAGTTCTGCGGCGTGAAGATAGGATCCTTCCACTTCAAGCCCTTCCACGGTTTCTTACCGACGGTATAGTGGATATCGCGTTTGTAGCCCCATCGCTCCCAGTGTACCAGGAGTGATGGCAGTGTATTAGTGAGGCACTTCTTATAGGATGGAGAGACGAATCCGGTACATGATCCTGGCATGTACTGGAACACCTGCATCAGGCGAGTGGCATCTATGAGGCCTTTACCGGTACCACGCCCCATCTCGCCCACAAAGTCACGTGGCGACATGTACAGCGGGTACAGCTGAGCATCGTTGAAATATTGTTTCTGAGTCTCTGCCATCACTTATCCTCTTTATCATCGGTCGGCAGCTCCTCGTAGGAAGTATATTCTTCATCGCGAGAGAACTGCTTGATATACTTATCACGCTTAGCACGGAGATTCTTCGGTGCCTTGATACCCAATACGCTTGGATCGTCCGTCGGCTCAATCTGCAGTGGGACAATCTTATCAAAGGCCATATCGGGCGTGTCAGGCTTGTCAGTCTGATTGTTCAGAATATAGTTTTTCTGCATCGATGCCACAGCCCGCCAGTCGCCGTCTCGACGTGCGGCCAGTCTATCCTCCTCTATCATCTGGTTCACGCGCCAGCGTGCAAACTCCTTGGTGGTGGCTTCCAGATTACCCACAAGTATCTTCAACAGGTGAATATCGTCGTAGGCCTGTGACTGCGCCACCTTGAACTGCTGCATGCAGCGGCTTACCAGCTCCTTCGGACTCGTAGATGGGTACGAGCGCCAGTAGGCAGCCAGTTCACGCAGACGCTCCACACGCCAGATAGTAACATCCGGCACGTGCTGCTCTCTCAGTTCCTGTGAGTCCTGGGAAAGATAGAGGCTGTAATCGTCGATATTTACAGGTAGGCTCATATATCTATTTCACGGATCATTCTTCTAAGATATCCCCGGCAGGCTTCATCGGCAGCAGGGCTACCGGCATCTACCAAGTCGAGGTTCTGCTTGCGCAGGCGAAGGGCAGTCTCTGAAAAGCCCTTCATGAAAGCACGTCTGGCTGGATTGCCTGGCGTGTTGATATCGGTCTTGAATTCTGTTTCGTCAAAATCCAATAGTGCGGAAATCTCCTGTGGGGGAGTCAGTTGACTGGAGAGGTCTTGTATTCTCTTCAGCAAGTCTTCGGAATAGGTCATTCAGTTGGAGTGAATTATTGTCAACGATATCGCGGAATCCGCAATATTGCTCGTAGAATATTTCCTGGGATGTGGTGACCAGTGTACATTCAGCACGGTCGCCATACGTCTGGTTCTGTGAGCTGATGACAGTCACAGTCCAACGGTCATTCTGCACCAGCACCACCTTTGAGTGGTTCTGCCCCAGGTACACCGCATCGAAGTTCTGCTGCATCTCCTTATAGAGCTTGTATGTTTTCTTCGAGGCTTTCAGGTCGGCCAGTAGCACACTTTTCAGAATCAGTTTTTTCTTTTTCAGGTTGTAGAAGCCACGGAGGAAGGCATCAGACGTTGAGAATGTCGAGACGTAAACATCAGCCGGACCCGTCTGTTCCAGGATCCAGCCTAACAGTCCCAATGTATGAAGGCCACGCCCCAGATGCGATTGCAACGGGTGCGTGGCCATCGGACGAAGGATTCTACTCGGACTCTTGCCCTTGCTCATTCTCTGCAGGAGTTTCAGGTTCCTCAGTATCGATTCCCACCTCTTTCAACAGTCCCTTCAGGTCATCACCTAAAGGCTGTTTGAGAGAAAGCAGCAAGTCAACGCGTTCTTTAACCTTAGGTTGCTTCTTTTGGAAGTCCTTGGTGTCCTGCTCGGTAGCTACTCCACCTTCAATGCGCGAATGAATGGTAAGCAGTTCTTGCAGGTTCTTCGAGATGTAGGAGCGGGCGTTGGCCACCTGTTTCTCCTGCTCAGGAGTGAGTGCAGGCGTCTGATCAGTACCCTCATCACCTGTAACAGTTCCTTCAGCACCGCCTTCATCGGTCAGTTTGAAGTCATCATAGCGAGCCATCTCCTCCTTGTACTTGTACCAGGTTTCCTTGAGCACCTTCAGGTACTCATAGCGGTCACAAGGCTCTGTGAGACTCTTGCAAGCCTCGAAGGCCTCCTTGATTTTCTTCCAACGCTCAGCATTGGCAGGCCAGATAGCCTTAATGTTTTCAGGCAGTTTGTCGTGATCAGGACGCATGCCCTTATGCACGACACAGCCAGTGTCACCATCATGAATGGCAGGATCGACAACGGGAAGTTTGTCCACATCTGACTCCTCGGAATTGGACATAACGGCAGCCGCTATCTCTGGAGTAATCTCCTTGTCAAGCGAAATGACGTCACGGATGGTCTGACCATCCTGACGCAGACGCAGGAAACGACGCAACTTGTATTCCAGGAACTTCACTTCGCGGTCAGGCCGGCGCATGATACGCTGGAACATTCCTTGGTCACGATTCAGTTTAAGCAGCAACATGGCTCCAGCCTCGATTTGTTTCTTGCTGGTGTGCTCGCTGTCAAGCCAGCGGGCAATTTCTTCAGTAAATTTTGGATCTATCATATTCTTTGAAATTAAAAGTGGGACAATCTCACCGTCATAGCGTGTGAGACCGCCCCACGGTCACGTTATTTACGACATGAAAGGTGGACTAAGTGGTAGCCAGCTCATCAGTGGCACCATTGATGTCACCATAAGAGGTTTTGATGATGCCCTCATAGAAGGGAGCAGCAAATTCATCAGTCGCACTTACCTCAATAGTCGTGGTGTTGGCATCGGTTGCAGACTTGCCGTAAGACTGCTTCACGACGATTTCAGTCTGGTAGTTCGGAGAACCAAACAGACGACACTTACCATCGGCCATAGGAACGAGGAACACCACGTCATCATTGTTCAGCTGGGAGATAAGGCCAGAAGCCTTCTTTCCGGTACCAGGCAGGACGAGTGTGATCTTATTGAGGATGGTCTTCGAGCCATAAGAGCCCTGACCGTCTGCAGTGGGCTCGCTCTCGTTTGGAACGAGATCGATGCGGTGCCACTTCTTATCGGCAGCGAGTTCGAACGGCGATGTGCTTGGAATCACAGCTACTGCATCAATAGATTGAGGGCTGGAAGCCGGACGAGGGAACGTCACGATATCGCGACGAGGAATATAATAGGCATGGTTGCGTGTGCCAGGCAGCGATTTGTCACCCATGCAGAACTCAATGTCGTCATAGAGGGCGGCATCGTCAGCGCAACGTACCTTTGGAGTTGGTGTTACAGGATCAGCCATTGTCTTTATCGTATTAAAGATTAAAACATGTAGTACGTAGTACCGTTCTGAGGCGTGGTGTCCGTAGTCAGCACGTACTTGCTGCCATCCTTCACATACCATCCCTCGCTCTTCGGGTTCTTGCCCGTAGTGGTGACAACAGCAGTGTAGTAACGAGCAGCGCAGAGCATCTCCTTATTGATGGAGAGGTACTGTTCGCCATAGAACATGTTGGCCAGGAAGTCAACATCGTAGTGAGAGGTCTTCGACTCCTTCACCAAGAAGGTCTCATCAGCGGTGCGCTGATTCCAGAGAGCCAGGATATTGGTCTTCGGAGTGATAGACAGATAGTTCATAGGAACATTGCCCAAGGCAACGAACTCAGCAGTAGCCTTACCCTCAATGTGAGCCTTCTCAAACTGGAGGTTGTAGGGCAGAGAACCATGGTTCTTCTGATACGACACTTCATAGCAGTGCTTGACGAAGTCGTTCATGAAGATCTTCACATGCTGGTCACGGAGTTTGCTATGGATGCCAGCCCATCCAGAAGCGACATCACCCCAGAAGAAATCATTGATGATATCCTCTGCGTTGTCAACAGTGATAGCCTCCGGCAACTCATAGAAGTTGCGCTCCTCCTGTGACATGGCACCTGAAGCAATCTCGATATCTTCGAGAGTGCAGAAGCCATTGAACCACTTTGCGGTCTCAGTGGTATTGGAAGGATCGTGCTTTGCCGTCCACATCACATCATACATGTGCTCACCCAGCTGTGCCATGATGTAGGCACAGATACGTTTCACCCAGGGCACAGTCTTCAAGGCCTCGCCCTTGGTCACGTCACTACCCCACAGGCTCTTGTAGATACTGTTAGGATCGATGGGCTCAATACAGTTACCAAAGAAGGTCTCCAGCGTACGCTGTGTGATCTCAATGGCACCAGTACCTTTTTTGTACTTATCATAGTTACCCATCTGGAAGTTACCCTTCATCTCATGAAGGTGCTCCTTATAACGGATACCATCACGATGTCCCATGTGCTGCAGGGCCTTAGCCATAGCATACATCGGCATGATAATCAACTCAGTGCGGTACTTTTGGAACGCCGTACTGAGAGCTTCCGGCGTAAAGGTAGTCTGGGGATCTACCACAGGCTGCCCAGTGTTAAGGATAGGAGTGTTTGGATCCATAGCTTACAAAGCGTCTTTAATGGTGTTAAACAACTCGTTGGCGGCATTCAGGACATTGCCTGCATCGTCAACATTCTCTTCCTCCTTGGTGCCGGCAGAACTCTTCAGGTTCTTAACCTGCTCCTCAAGGTCTCTCTTCTCTTGCTCCAGCTTGTCGATCTTCGTCTTCTGAGCCTTCAGCGTGTCAGAAGCCTGCTTGCAGGCATCGTTCTGCTTTTTCAACTCATCGTCGACGGCCTTCAGCTGGTCTTGCGTCAGGGACACATTGCCCTTCTCGTCGGCTTCAAAGCCGTCCTTGACTGCCAGCAGGGCGGCCAAGGCTGCAAAAACAGTGATTTTCATCTCGTTTTGACTTTTATCGGTCGCGGGTTCCGGCATGAGTCCTTTCAGCATCTCCACGACCTTTTGGAGAACGCCTGCGGTTGGATTCTCCTCGCCCGTTTCCGTATTAAAGCCACGAGGCAAGGCTGGTAGACCCATATCCTTAATCAGTGAATTAGTATAAATATTCCGTACATTTGTAGGCAGTTGCTCGGCATCAGCAATCTCATCGACAAGACCGAAGTTCTTGGCATCGGATGCCTTGATCCAGGCAGCCACCTTCATTTTTTCTTTCACATCATCAACACTTTTTCCACTCTTCTCAGCGTAGATCTCAGCCAGAACATCGTCAATGGTGTTCAGCTGAGAACGCTGGAACTGGAGTCGCTTGACCAATTCATCAAGTTGCTCCTTATTCATGTTGCCCCATTCGAACACATGCCCCATGGCATTGTGAATGAGGATGAGCGCATTCTTAGACATCACCACTTTCTTGGCACCCATAGCCATGAAGGTGGCAGCACTGGCCGACATGCCCAGGAAATAACAGGTCACCTGGCCGTGGTTCCGGAAGAGCTCATAGATCTGCAGTCCGGTATTGACATAACCACCCAGCGAGCAGATGGCCACATCGACGGGTTGGTCTTTCTTCTTATCCAGGATATACTTCACAAAGTCGGCGGTGATTCCCCATCCACCGACTTCACCAGTCAAGTAAAGATCGTATTTCTTCATATCTGCCTTCGATTTTTGGCAAAGGTAATATAGTAATAGGCGTGCAAAAAATACGCAATATTATTGTATATAGGGTATTTTAGCTGCTGATGTGTAGTTAACCGTGACCTCGCTGAGCTGAGAATCGGTCATGTTATCTGGTAGGTTTAGCGTAAGAGTAGTGACAGGATAAGGTCTGTCATTGCTGCCAATGAGGTAGTATCTGCCATCAGCAGTCTTACATCTGTACACCATCCTTCGTCTGTCTCCAGGCTCTTCGCAGGTGCGGAACACCAGCTGTGCGGTATATACACGCACGCCATCCTCAATCTTCTCACTGAATGTCAGACGTGCCGGAACTTTTATTGGTATGCTCTCCCATGACGTGAGAGAGGAAACCGTTACGTTGGACTCATCGATTTTCCGAAGTCCGATGATAGAGCCCGCTTGTATGCGGTCGATGGCAATGATGTTCCTTGGAGTGTTCATAACTGTTCTTAATTGTTCTTAACTGTTTATAAATGTTCGCACGTGGACAAAAGATGGGGTCTTTATAGGATGAATTTCAGTCCGATTTAAGTTTTTTTATCATTTTTCAGCCTACTCCTCTTTCGTAAGTCCACACCACATGCAAGAAGGCGCTCACGTTCCCGATAGAACCGTTGACGTATGGTGTCGGCATAGTCTATTGATACACCATGCATCTCACACCATGTATATGCTGCCGTCTGAAGCTTTGAGTCTTCGCTACACATTTCCTTGAACTCGCCATAGAGGTTGTCTTTAAACAATGACTCGATATACTCTGCAATGAATCGCTTTCCTGAGGGTGTGACATAGTTCCACGACTCAGGATCCTTCTGTTTGGAATAGGGAATGCAGACAGGTGTCAGCCCATTACGAACCACATCAGGTTCAACGCCTTCAGGACGACGCCTGAGTACTGCAATGATCCTGGCATTGCCAACAGACTGCGGAGGGAACTCCACAGGATTACCGAAATGATGTACCGCCCACTGGGCGATGAAGGGTTTCAATTCAACATAGATAACAAACTTGCTCATGCTCAGATTAGTAAAAACGTTGCAAAGATAGGCATTTTTTTTGAAATGCTCTATGTTTATTTAGAATCTTCTACTTTTGAATGGATATTTCTTTCCCACGCCTGATGTAATTCCGTTAGAAAATTCTGTAATTTTGTAACAGAGGCATCAATGGCCACTAAATATTTGTAAATCAGTCACTTTGTAAATGTTGCAAAAACGCGTAACAGAAATATACCTGCTGCAGGTTTGTAAATCTGCCCGTTTTTTGCTTAAAACCTGTTAAAACAAGGCTGTGACAAAACTGCTTCTGTTTACTATTCTATGGTTTTGTATCTGAATTGTAACGTCACTTTGTCAACGGCCAAAGATGCTCTCTTTTCCCTTTGTTTACTATACTTTCCAATGGTTTCACCGACATTTGTTACAAAGTTACAGATTTTTAGTACAAAAATGGTAAGGGAAGGGAAAGGGCAACGACGGCCACGGGCTAGGAAGACACAGTCTGAAGGCTGCTGATGGTCACCAATGGGGACAGCAGAGAGGCAGCAGGGCGACTCTGTTTTGTCACTCTGCTGCCTCTTTCTAATTACCTTTGCCGGCAGGGATAGCCCTTCGGGAAATTACCTGCATAAAGGCTGAAAAAAAGTGCATCAAATATTTGGAAGTTTCAAAAAAAATGCGTACCCTTGCATACAGATTAAATTGCCTTTTTACGTACTTATTTCAGAGGGAGTAAGAAGGAAACAATACATACCCATCAGAATGGATCTCCATCATGCCAAATGTCACCCTCTTCTGGTTCTGAAGCCACGGGTTCTGCCTTACTCTTCATATAGATCATCTCCACTGGACTGCTGCCAGCTGGAGCACCCTCTTCACGTCTAATAATGCGTCCGCTGTTGTTGCGCACCTCTGCAGGGTTCAGTTCCTCCACCCATGGACACAGCAGAGCAAAAGCCTCCAGTTTCTTCAGGAACTTCTGCGAGGTCATGCCTTGTACCTTACCGCCATGCTGCTTGAAATCCTCGAAGGCCTTGGTACGCGGTACAAAAGTATCCAGGCGACCGGAATCCGGATGGAAATACACCTGTGCCCAGTCCTCGAAGTTGGCACCCATATCTTGCTTATGCTTGCGGAAGATGATGTTAGCCATTGGCGGCAACAGCTTCACCGGCTCACCGGCAACGCTCAGATAGAACTTCACACATTGCAAGATGAAGTTTAGGTCCTGGTTCCATTCATCATCTGAGTATGTCTTGCTGAACAGATCCTTGCCGAAGTCATCACGAATGGACCTGCTTTCCCTATAGTCGTTCTCCTCTGTCTTCTGATGATAATAGTCAGAGAACACCATATACAACAGACGCGCCTCGCTCGACGGGTCGAAATCGGCTGGCACGTAATTAGTGGTAAAGGCAATTTTAGGGCTTTCCTCGAAGGGAATAGTGAAACTCTGGTTGTTCTTAGGATTGACAGTCATATCGCTTGTGATATTGTCGTAGAACAAACCGGTATTCAAGTAGCGGTCGCAGTCATCGACCAGAAGCATCTGTGTATGCTGCGTTACCTGATCGAAAACATGGGGATTGTCCATCAGCTTGGGGTTTCGTCCGGAGAGTTTGACAGTCTTCATGAGCAATGAAAGCACCTTGAAGAAGAAAGACTTTCCGCTTCGACCGTTACACTCACCCTCCTCGCCTATCTTGTTGTCCATGGCCATAGGCGCCCATGCACGTGAAGGACTCTTATAATGGTGCAGCATATAACCCAAAGTAAAGATCTTGTTGATTAGGTTCTGCTGCTGCTCCTGCCATTCATCCTCGGTCAAGCTCTCGCCTTTGATATCGAAGCGATGGGCCTCACGGTAAGCCTGTCGTTCAGCCTCTGTCTCAAAGCGGGTTTCCATCTCCTTGCGCCAGAACAGACGTGAGGAGTTGATGAAGTAGCCCATCAGGTTCGAGCCCACCTTATTGATGGTGATGGAGAACTGAGAACGACCGTCCTCATCTATTGTCCTGGAAATGGTAAAGAAGTCATCGAGCAAACGGAAATCGTGGCCAATGACATTCTCAGCCCAGACGTAATTCTGGAATTTGAAGTCCTGTTTCTTGATGACGTCAAGTTTCTGGCCGCTGGCCTTCACGCAGACGTTAGGGAAGAAAAACAGCTGTGTCCTGGCATCGAATGAGGTGAAGTCAAGTGTAATCTCATCGATGCTCTCCAGCATACCTGCAGACAATTTGGGCGTATCGAGCACCAGGTTAAGCACCGAGAGGTCGCGCACCTCATCGATGACCCACTGACGCACAAACTCACGGATATCCTTCGGGGTAACACTCCGGACGATATAGCCATCTATTTTCACGTACCTGGTATCTTTCTGGTTGTCATCGTGAAGTGCATAGAAACCATTTAACTTCAGGAAATTATGCAGGCAGGCGGTATCTATCGTATGACGTGTTTCACCGCTTTTCTTATTCACGGTGGTTTTCCAATAACGAGCCGGCATGGCCATCTGCATCAGGAACTTGAACTCCTTCTTTGTGTGGCGCAGTTCCATCCAGTCGCGCAAATCCTTACGAGGCTTTCCCCGGTTATCACGATAACTGGAGAGCCAGTCAGGCAGCCACATTGTACGAATATCGATAAAGCGAAGGGCCAACTCCGTACCCTTTCGGATGCCGGTCTCATCGATATCTGGAATATTATACAGCACCTCGACGTGCTGCATGATCTCCTTGACCTCATCGTCGGCCAGGTGATAAGTCTCACTGTTAAACCACAATGGCATATAACCTAAAGACCGGCAACACAGCGCATCACGCTCACCACTACAGATGAAGGCCTCACGCAGTTTCTGCGGTTTGTATGGCTCTTCATCGGTATGCGTGGACTCCCATTCCCGCTGTTCCTTGGCATTGAACTGCTCCTTGGCACGTATCAGTTCACGAAGGCCATTGATGTACTTCGCGGGTTTTACTCCTGCAGGGAAGTATTGGAAACGGAACCCCTTATCAGGATTCAGCGGTTCATATACCTTGTAGAACTTCACCTCCTCTTGCTCGGTACCATCCGGAAGAGTACGGGCTTCCTTCACCACACATTCGCGCATAAAGATGGGGTAGTTCTCGTTGGAGTAGCGGATGCGGGTCTTCCTGTCTTTGGTATAACTGAACCACTTAACCGAATGCCAATGAAGTGCCTCGACGTGCTCCTGCTTGACATTAGGTCCAAGCACAGCCAGTTCCTCAGGTGTAAAGTCCTTCGTCTCGAAGTCACGGTGCCCGTCTGGCTCATCGGCCCTGGCATCACGCTCGGTGAAGTCCGCCTTATTGATCGAGCGGTCCAGTTCGTCAGTCACGTTGAACTGTGCCGCTATCTGCAGTACAGCCTCATTGAAGCGATCCTGGCTTAGGTGTCGCTCCTCCATGTAGAGCTGGATGGCAGAGCGCCAGCCCTCGCCCCCGAAGTCGGTGACGCCCCATATTTCACCGTATTTCTCACTCTTACGCTGATAGAGGCACGCCGATGGAGTCTTTTCATCGCGCACCTTGAATTTCTTGCCCTTCACGCCTACGCACTCAGATGCTTGCGGAAACATCCATAAAATGATGTCGAGACCGCCACGTGTGGCATCATAGATCTTTTGTACTGGTATCATATCGTTATCTTCTTAGTGACCGTCGGCAAAGATATCTTCTTTCGACGGGTCTACAAAATACATTCACCATAGGTTGCCTTCTACGTCTGCAGGCTCTACCTTCAGACACTTATAGGCCGACTTGCAATGCTGGCGTGAAGCCAGCTTGTCGCGCATCTCGCGAGTTTTCCACTCACTGTGAGGCCTCGTAACCGGCTCCCGTTCCCCGGTCAGCTTATTGATGCCTGTCACAACCCACTTCATACTGTGCGAATCTCCCTTATTTGGATATCCTGGTACACGCTGACTTTGCTGAACACCGCCCGCGTCCAGTCTCTTAACTCCACTGCCTTCAGTCGGCTGCAAGGCAGACTTATGGCCTCGCGACGCTTTCCGTGCCATAGCCCGGTTACTACATATAATGGGGGGGGTATTTTCATAAAGGCATCTTATTTTCGTCCTCAAGACGGTTGATAACCTCTATTATCTCTTTGGATATAGCATCGACACGGGCAGCCATTGTATGGAGCCAAACGAAACCTTCGAAGCCCGTGGCATGGTCTTTATCCAGCTTGTCAGCCAGTAGGTGCATATCCCACTGCAGACAGTCGGCCTGGCCTGACACCTTGAAAAGGTAGTCATACGAATCCTGCGATATCTTATCGCATTTGGGATTCAGGTCTTCACTAATCTTCTTCATAACTTTATCTTCTTTACTCTATTGGCAACCAAACGTCTTCTATGGTTTCTATGCTGTCATCATGAAAAACGGCAGCGTCTTCTTTGTTTTGAAAGAGTATTTTCTTTCCTGTGGCCATTGCGTAGCTGTATTCCGTATTGGCACCATCAGAATCTTGCCAATCATCAAGTAAATAGATGGCATGACAAGTGGCCACGGCATCAAGATCCATCAAGAGTATCTGGTCATACCACTTCCTTCTACACATGCTCTCCGGAAGGCATTTGTTGTAGTTCTTTACAAACTCTTCCGCATAAGCACCAAATCCGCTGGTCGTAGGGTTGAATACTTCGAAGCCCTTACTTCGCAGCATAATCTCTGCTCTGGCAAACTTCTGGCGTGTGGCCTCACTCAGTTGCTCCTCGCCTATTTTTCCACTAATGTAAACTCTCATATTATTCCGTTTTTAATATTCCATATCGCAAATACCCTCATCTTCAACATATTTGGGGCATCCTTCGCAGCATTCGCGCTCAGGGTAAGGGCATACAGTTTCTTCTACGTATAGCCCTGGTACTGGCTCTTCGGCAACATCCTCTACTAAGAGGCCTCTGGATTTCAACTTCATTTCGCAATGGGAGCAAAGTTCGTGGGTGTCATCGACCCACCAGCAATTACCTAAAATAGGGCTGTGGCAGGCATGGTCATCAGTGCATCCGCATATTTTACACACTCCGTACATATTTATCTACCTGGCATTTGTTGAATTGAAAAATAACCCTCACGTCTGTCCGTGCGCTCATAGTCGGCACATCTGGCAGAACCTGGAGGTTCTGAACAATGACCGGCTGCATTATCCCATAAAAGGCAATGCCGGCAAGTGTCCTTCCATTTGTTGCTCGGTGCGGGGAAGAACGTCAGTACTCCCCACAGCGTCGACGTGAAATGATTCTCGTCAGCCGACATGCCGAATATTTCTAGTTGTTTCACTTCCGTATTTCTATGATTTTTTGTTCTCGCAAATCGCTCCCCCGACCAGGAAGGCCGGGGTGCGATGCCGACTTGATGACGGCACTAATCAATGTTATACTTTGCTGGTTTATCACCATAGGCAAAAAGTTTAAAGGGTTAGACATGTTTTCTATTCTCGTTTTTTACGTTCCATTTCGTGGCCAGACAACTCAAGTCCAGCTCTTCTATCTCATGGTGCAGAGGTTTGGGCAGCACATCGAAGCCAAGGCAAAAGCCATTAGCCTTGTAGCTTTTAATTATCTTACGCAGATAGCCAAGGTAGTCCACAATGGCATAGTCAGCGTGTAAATGGATATACATCGTAGCCACAGCACTCGGTACCCAATCAGCCAGAAACTTGGCACAACGGTCACGTTTGCGGCAGATGATGCTCAGCTCAGGCAACACCGTCTGTTCCAGATGGCGGTTGATGGCCGAGAAGTCACGGGTACGGAAATACTCTTTTGTCAGCTGAGCCTCCTTGATGCGGCGGTCTAACTTTGCCTTCTGAACGTCCATACTGACACGGCGCCCATAGCTCAAAGGATAGCGTGGATTGTCGGCAAGTACAGTCACAGTCTGAGGCGGCAACTGCTGCTGTCTGACACCTTGTAGGAAGACCTCACAACGCTCACGGCTGACGCTACGCATACGCTTGCGCTTGCCGTCCACCAAGACCTCGGCCACCCAACGACCAGTGCGTTTGCGACCGTTAGCGCCTGCACCTCGGCTACTTTCGTCCCAGTAAATACAACCAACGTTCATAAGTCCTTTCTCTCTACGATTATTGTTACTTTCCAATGGTCTGGACGTTCAAACTTCACGGTGCATCTAGCAGCATTTATCTCTTTGCAGGTCTCAATTTGTGAGTCAATGTAACCGCACATTCCCACGTCTTCATTCATGCTTCGGCCTCCTTTCTGATTAATCCAGGATTTGTCACAGTCGTACCCCATACTCCCCATGGAGTGGGTTCGTCAAAATGTACATCGATAAATGATGCTCTTGCGAAGTCATAGATGTCCTCTATGAATCCATGGTGATGAATACCGTCACCAGTGACGGCAGCATCTACAATTACCCTTTCACCTACTTTCATGTCTTTTCTCTTTATCTCATTAATTTATCAAATGGCAGATTCAACTGACGAAGCACATCATTGAATGTGCGACGTTCCTGTAGCCCAGCCCCCTCTATCATAGTCTTCAGGCTGACGGCTTCATCAATCGACATACCCATCAAATTAACCTCTAAATCCTTAGTCATTTCCACGTACATCATGGCTTAATCGAATTTAAGATCATACACTTTATCGCGCTCATAGCTACCATCAGAAACATACAGATGTTCGTCATCTTCCATGTATTCATCAAACACGTCATGAAGCGCAACAGAATAGCCACGACCACACTCATCCCACATTATGAGAGTTTCCCCTTTGTGACCATAGCAACGGCGTACATGTTTCTTCTGGATCTTCACCTCATCCAATACAATCGAACAATTCAAAGCTTCGACTGCCATCTCAAAATCTTGTACTTTCATATCGTAATAATTTAAGTTTCAAAAGAGCCGCCCCGCCTATATGTATTAATTATATGGCATTCATCTCTACTTCAATAGTTGGCAGGGCGGCATGGTACCTCAGCACCTAAGGGTAGAAGCGGCCAGTATTAATCAGTATATAATCAGTCTATATCCATGTCTTTGACATTAGACCATTGTTCACCAACGATGCACTTGAACAATGGAAACATTTCTTCACCGAACACATCCTTAATCAGCTTCAGCATCGAAGCTGACAGTAATGCAGTCATCAAAAGCACCTGTCTTGCCGACAGCTGCTGACGTTTTGCAAGTGTAATGGCGACAGACTCGTTAAGTTCCAATATCATGGAATGAACCTCTTCCAACTGTTCAGGTGTCACCAGAATATCGGAAAGCCTTTTGCCAGACCTAGTAGAACGCAACAATAGCGTTCTGAAAAAAGTTTTACTTACTCCCATAATGTAATATTGTAAATACTGAAAATCTTGATTAGGTCTCTAGTCCTATCCAAATGGAGACGTTTACGGGCATTGTCCAACTGGTTCTTAATGGTCTTTACGCTCTTCTTTAATCTACGCGCAATTTCGTTCACGTCAAGACCTTTGGAATAAAGTATGGCAGCTTTACCCTCCTCACGACTCAGAGGAACATTGAACCTTGGTTTACAAATGATGTTCTCATCTTTGCAGATGCCACGCAGTGGACACTTTACCTCCTCAAAATGGAACATCCCATTTTCAATGTCAGAATACAGGAAGTCGGCTTCACCGAAATTGCAGCGTATGAAGCGATCAACCATCCGGTATTCGAAGAATCTCATATTCTTCGCCGATTCAGCCGCCCATATTTCCAATCTTTCTACAGCATCCGGAAAGTAGTTACGCATTTGCTTCAGCATCCATACCACCTCCTCACGATCAGCTGGAGTCAGCGGCCTGCTGACACCATTCCGACGTATGCAAGTCTGACCACCTATAATAAAGAACTCTACTGCCTCCATAATTCATTGTCTATTATGGTCTGAAGAGCCAACAGCTCAGCAGGTGTAAATTGTCTTCGACCAGAGAATTTGTCATTAACTGTCAAGTAACTCTTATCGAACTTCAAAGCAACAAAAGTCTTCAGTTTAATCTGCTCCTGCTGGTCCAGTTTCTTGACGTAGGACTGAAGACCCACATTCGTTAATTCTTCTTTTTTTCCTTGCATATTTCAAAAATACTTAGTAACTTTGCGTGCAAAAGTACGGAGAAAATATGATATATCCAAATTAAATTAGATAAAAATCTACTTTTGTCTATTATTTAGACGGATTATAAATATATTGAATTAGATATAAGTAAAATCGTATAATGCAAATTAGATATGGCTTTCAATGGAAAAAAAGTGGTCGACATGGCCAAAGCTAAAGGTATTAAGGCAAAAGACTTCGTGTCTTATGTATATAACGGACGTTCAGGAAACACCTCGTATGTAGATGTGGAAAAGAACGAAAACCCCAAAGCAGATACCATTGAAAGAATAGCAGATCTCTTGCATTGTACCATAGACGAACTCTTTGAAAGAGATACATTTTCTACGGCTAATACGGTAACTGGAGACAATAACAATGTAGGGAACGTACAAATAAACACAGACCCGGACATGTTGATGGCTACCATAAAACACCTCCAAGACATTATTGACCGTCAGGACAAAACAATCGAAGAGCAAAACCGTCGCATCGATCAGCTCATTGAGTTGGCGAAGCGGTAAGATCAAAAAACGGACAAATACGGTACGCTAAAGTTTCCTTCTATGTTTAATTAGATAACTCGTTATCTACTCCATGCTAAAAGTGGGACGAAAACGGGCCGTTAAGAGAGAATAAATAACAGAAATAGTTGCCCAAAACAAACGTATTATCTGGGTGTTCTAATGGCAAAGGGCATCCTGCCTCCGCAACTGCGACTGGGTAACAACCTTTAAAATAAGGGAGTTGCCCAGTTCTTCGTTCCTAAGTGGGACGAAATCGAGAAATTTCGAATACAGTTTGGGCAACGTTGTGGCTACGGAAACAACGTTAAAAAAATGTGTTCACACGAAAAAAATCTAGTTTCGAATAGAAAAGTAATTTATCCTTGGACGTACCCCACTCTCCATAAGGCGAAGCGGTGGTATGTTGATTTCTACATCCTCGACCCTGCATCGAATACGATGCGCCGGAAGAAATACATGCTCAGCAGGTATAAGACTGCTAAAGCACGAAAGGAGATGGCCAAGCAAAAGATCACATGGATTGTGGATGAAGTCCGGAATGGTTGGAATCCATTTGTTAAAGCAAGAACTACCAGGGAGTTTACCAAATGGGAAACGGTTCTTGCCCGGTATAAGGAGTATCTGTTGGCCGCAGGACGTAAAGGTCTTCTGAAAGACAAAACAGTCTATGACTACCAGAGCCGTGTGAAGAACTTCGAGCAGTTCATGGTCGAAACAGATATACACCTATTATATATATATGAGTTCGACCGCACCCTGTGCGTCGAGTTCCTGGACTACCTTTATTTCGACAAAGACGTGTCAGCGGTAACCCGCAACGGATACCGCACCTGGCTTTCTACTTTTGCTTCCTGGCTCATTGACAAAGAGTACATATCAAAAGACAGCAATCCCGTCACAGATATCAAGCAGATGCGAGAAGAGGAAAAGAAGCGCGAGCCACTGACAAAGGTAGCCCTGACGGCACTCCGCGAACTACTAACGTCCCAGAATCCGCATTTTCTACTGGCCTGCTATATTGAATACTATGTAAATATCCGCCCGGACGAAATGCGGTTTCTGAAAATAGGATATGTGGACATTACCAATTGTATTGTAACGCTACCAGGCAAGTTTGCCAAGAACCGAAAGCGTCAGGAGGTGACAGTACCAAAGAAGGTGCTGAAGCTGATGATTGACCTTGGCACATTCAACTCACCATCACAGTATTACATCTTCGGTCCAGACCTACGCCCATCGACGGAACAGGTGGCAATAAACCGTTTCCGTCAGGAATGGGCGAAGGTACGCGATACATTAGGTTGGCCAGACAGTTACCAGTTCTACTCGCTGAAAGACACCGGCATCAGCGAGAACATTGACAAATACGGTCTTCTGACGGCTAGAGACCAGGCACGTCATTCAGACGCTGCCACTACGAACCGCTACGCAAAAGTTAAGCATACGGCCCATATAGAGCTACGTGACTGGGATGGTGACCTATGATATTATCTCCTCGAAGTAGCCGCTTATGAGCTTTTCCATCCCTTTGTTCGTGAACTGAACTTCCAATTTCTTGCAGGCATATTTCTTATTTCTGATCAGGAATACTGAGAAAACAGAAGGTATGGTGTCAAACAGGAACTTGATACGGTGCTCCGCATTGCGGTTCTGTCTTCTTGCCGACAGGTGGTATCTCCCTATATATTCATCGGAATTATCATTATCAAGTGACAGTGACCAACTCTTATGGTTCACAGAATTTCGTGGGCGGCTATAGTCCCAGTGTGTGAAAGGCACCTGATATTTCAGATGATAGAATCCCGCAGGAACCGCCTTGTCATCCATCAGGAACACCTGCATAATATCCTCTTTCTCCGTCTCAGTTTCCTGCTCCCCATGTATAGCATCCCATACGGTTGACTTGTTGACAGCTTCATACTGATTCTGCAAGCAAAGGACAGTCTGTTTACATGTACCTTTTCGTTCAAAGGCATCTCTGTAAATCCTACCACCGCTCCTGTAATAGGTGAAAATGCGCATTTCAATATCTGTCGTAGATGCAACAGGAGAGATCTTCAGTTCTACATCATTATCATTCACTGAATTCCTTTCCAGGCTACCGAAATAGTTGAATCTGATTTTCTCTAAAGCGTCAGTTGCGCAATACTGGCCTTTTTCCGTCGTCCAAATCGTTATTCTCTTTTCATCGTCAGACATAGAACTCCATTGGGTTAGAAAATCCTGGAATGAACATTTGACTTCTGAAAAAGTCTTTACGACCTCTCTGTCCACCATATCAATGGCATGATAGTCACTGGCACCCTCCTTGTATTTCACATTAGAATCGTAAAGGTTCTCATTAACGTCTTCGTCATCAATCATCTCCACCTCGAACTGTTCAATGACAGATGAAGTGATGTCTAACTCACCGTCAGTATAGGCAGAACTGATGATATCGACCGTGCCGTCCATATCATTGAAAACAACTGTCACGTTGAGGAAGTTCTGCAGTTGTTTGAGGAACTCCTCAACAGTCCAATGAGGCAGAGCCTTAGCCATTGCCATCTCTTCTGAGCTGCTGATATTGTTATAGCGAGTACTCTTGACTGTAGTTTTCCTGGCAGTCGCGATGTATATTGAATTTACCAATTCATCATCCCTGTCATTCCTTCTGATCGTATATCCGAGGTGTTCAAAAATCCATCTGGCAACAAACATCAAGTTTGGGCAGATACAATCTCTATTGACTTCTATTAATTCCGGGGCATCACCCTCTTCATAATTATGGGTCACCCAGACAAACTCATCGTTATCCATCATCAGCTGCTGTTCGTTGAGCAAGCCATTAGACAATTCACCCTCGGTACCAGGATTATTCTCATCCAGTATAGGCACATAGCAGAATATTCCCTTCTTTCCAGGAAAGGAACCTGCGTTGATTATCGGTACGGCATCAAAGCCGTCCATATCTACATAACCGTCAAACGAGAACCTGTTGTCGGTATACTGGTATTGCATTTCATCAATATACATCTTCTGCGCTTTTGTCCAGAACTTGACGCTGCTGTTACCTGACAGCATTTGAACCTTCACCTCTGAGTCGGTAATACTCGTTATTCTTGCCGTACCTTTGAAAACCATCTTCGAATCGGCGACCATCATGGCATCGAATGAACGATAGCGTTTTGAGATGTCAAGACGGTTGATGGCCCCAAAGAATGAAAGGTTCTCTGGAATATGTAGAGGTAGCGTTACATCAAGTGTATAGCTGCCGGAATCCTCAAAGAAAGTGTTTTCTATCGTCAGTTTAATACTTTCCGTATCAAGGAAGTAGACCAGCTGCCAGTCCGAATTATCATCTTTTAGAAATAGCTCAGTCATGTATCATTTACTTTTTAATAGTTTCTGGTATTTTTTGTAATCCCGGTCGAATTCCTGCATAGACATACGTGCTTCAATAGGGTCGTTCAGACGGTCAATAAGCATTTCAGTAGCTTCACGATTGGCATCTACGGCCTGACGGAGCTCTGCATTGTCGGATTGGTAGTTGACAATGGGGGTAATCACTTGACTCGAGCCGCCAGCGCCCATGGAGCGTGAAACGTCCTGCATGGTCAGCGATCCGATGGTATTGTTTCGCTGTGCCTGATCGAGGAAATTCAGGAATGGCAGAATATTGGGATTCTGCACCGCCTGGTGATTGGCCACGAACTCCCCTTCGTGCACTACGCCGGCTTCCTTTCTATATCGATGTCCTCCAGTGAAGCCACCTTCGTAATAGCCTGCGGCCTGAGCCTCCTGCTGTTTCTTCAAGGCGGCAATCTGTATCATACCCGCAGCGATGGCCATTGCAGCAGCTATAGGTGCCAATGTCAGACCGAGCGGACCGATCTGCAAGGCTGCACCATAGGCACTGATGGCATTGACAGCTGTCTGTGCTACAGCCTGTGCCATCTGTATTGTCATTTGTTTCTTATTGTACTTCGTCTTGATGGCTGCCTCTTCCTTCTGCTGCTGTTCCTGCAGCTTCTTTACTTTCTTCTGATTGTTACCTGCAGCCTCAATTTGCTTCTCGTATTTCTTCTGGACCTGAGCCGTCTCGTACTCTTGCTGAGCAGAGAAATAGCTACTGGCTGCAGACATCACCTGATTGATGGAATTGTATGCCGCCTGCATCTGAGAAGCAATATTGGCACAGAACTGGGCCGTTGCCTGTTGTTTGGCTGCCAGGTATGCATCATGATTCTCTTTGTCGTTACCATATAGCTGCTTGAGTTTTTCCATGGTAGTCTGATACTGCATGATATCATTGAGGAAAGGAGTATCACTACCAGGTTTGCCATCCAGTTCTTTTTTAGCGGCATCACCTGCCACTCGCAGCATATCAGAACCCACTTGCTGATTGCGCTCAGAAGTGGTTTGATAGCTAGCATATTGAGCCTGTAAGGCCGCCTTTGCAGCCTGATAGTCCTTTTCCTTCAAAAGCCCTTTTGTATGAAGTTCATCGAGTCCCTTCATAGCAATCTCCATTTGCCGATCATTACTCATGCCAAAATACTGCTCGCGAATCTGCTCAACCTGCTGTTGGTAATGACGCTCTCGTTCCAGTTTGTTGCGTTTTTCCACCTCCTGAAGCTCCCACTCAGCCTTCATTCGCTCCAAGGAACCAGCCTTATATTGCTTCACTACGTCTGCCAAATATTTCTCCTCCAGCTCTTGCAGTTCCTCTAGTTTCTTGGATTCTGTTATCTCCCCACGGACAGCCTGAGCCTCTATCTCTGCCTGCTGCAACTGCATGCTATGACGCAGGTCATCGAGCTTCATGCGGTTCACCTGTTGGTCGCCCTTGAAGGCTCGTTCCTCTACCTGACGGTTCAACCTCTCATATTCAGCACTACCCTTCTCGTAGGCATCACGGCGTTTTTTCAGCCCCTCTGTCTGCAAGTCGGCAAGCTTTTGAATGTATTGACGATAAGCTATCTCACCCATAGCATATTGATGCGTCAAAGTAGCGATTTTTGCATCACTCTCTGCCTTGGCAGCATCCTCAGCCTCTTTCCGGCGCTTCTTTTCCTCTTCCTCCAGTCTTCTGCGCTCCTCTTCCTCTTTTTTAAGTTCATCATCAGACTTATAAGGTCTAGGAGGATTATTGCCTGGAGGATTATTAATAGGAGTCGTAGTCTTGGTGAGTTTTGAGTTAAATAGCCTATTAGCCTTTTCGTTTTTTTTCAGCACATCGTCTATATATTTATCCTCGGCTTCGACAACCTTCTGTTCCGACTTTACATCTTCAAGGCGCTGTTCATGAATCTGCTGCTGGCGCATGCTTTCTGTCATGGCATCAGACTGCACTTCTATACTAGTGCTATATGCTCCTGCTATAGCTTTCTGCTTTGGTTTCATGGCATCGGGATTTGCATCACGATATGCCTGAACAGCCTTCAAAGAGCCTTTTATTCGGTTTTCCTTGAAGCCCAATTCCATTTTCTTCCGGTTAATCTCCACCTTTTTCTGATATAGGGCCTCGGCCAATGCCGCATCACTCAAGTCCTGTATATACTGCTTGATAGCCGTTGAATTATCGTTATACAGTTCGCCCTCTTTGCTGATGGCAGCATGATAATCTGGTATGATGGACTGGAGTGTCTTGATGGCTGACCTCCGTTCATCAATTGTGTACGCATTGGAATGGATAACGCGAGACAGTTGCTCAACCTTGGTCTTCTGCTCTGCTATCGATTCCGACACCATCTTATTCATATCTTTCGACAGTTGCTGTTGAGCCCGCATATTTTTCACTTCCTGAAGATTGCTCCTAACGGCCTCGCGATGCTTCTGCCATGCCGTGACGGCACCATAGATAGCAACTGCAGCCGTCAAAACAACAGTTATCAAGGCAGTCCAAACATTAGTCATCTGCAGACGCTTCATATCAACCATGGCACTATTCAACCTAACATGGTTGGCTGTCACAGCAGCTATAACTATACGCCATGCCACGTATGCCTGTTTAAGGGTATTTACGATAAAGGCATGTCCCTTCTTTAAGGCGATACTTATAGACTCTACGACATTAGAGGCCTTCATGGCGATGGTGTGTGCATTCCAGACAACAGTAAGTGCAGCCACATAGCCAGTCAGCACGGCGATACCTTTCCAATGATCATAGACGAATTTCGTAAGAACACTTAGTGTCTTGGCCAGCATCGATGCGCCTGTAATGGTATATTGAACAACTGGCAACAGTCGCTCACCCAATTCCACGGACATCTCCTTAAAACTCTTCCGGCATTTATCAAGACGTGCTTGCACGGTATTGTTCTTTATATTGAACTCATCCAGTACACTTGTTCCCTTTTCATAGGCCTCCTTAGCACGTTCCTGATGCTTGCGTACGTCATCGATTTTATCGGCCAACGTAGAGAGAACACCAACTGCACGGCTGCCGTCGAGCCCCATGGAATCGAGCATCTTCATCATGGTCTGCGGGTCAGCCCTCTTCAAACTGTCAGCCAAAGCGAGGACAGCAGCATTGGCATCCTTATTCAGAAGGTCGGTAAATTCCTTCACATTCATACCCGCAATTTTGGCAAACTTCTCAGTGTCTGTCTGCATCTTAGTGAGCATGTTACCGAAGGCGGTAGCTGCCATTTCATCACGCAGGAGGTTTTCGTCCATCACGGTACCGAAGCCCATGATCTGAGCTTGTGTCAACCCCAGCTGCTTTCCGAAGCCTGCAACACGAGCGGTGAAGTCAACCAGGAATCCAGCCTGAGCTGAAGAGTTCTGAACCAGTTCATTGATGGCAGAACCAGTAGAAAGCATAGCCCCTTTCAGACCCTTCTTTTTGTCCTCACCGAAAGCCATGGACAGTTTGCCTATTTTCTCGACAGCGCCATCACCCAGGTCCTCTCCCAGTGCCACATTTATCATGTCGGCACCTTCAACGAAATCCAAGACATCTTTCTTTGCCTGCTTGCCCAAACGCCCAGCACTACCAGCCAATTGGTTCAATTGATCGCGGCCAGTGCGGGTATCCATTTTCTTCAAATCCTCATTCAGGTCTCGCACTTTTTCATCAGCCAACCCCGTAAACTTGCGAACATCAGCCATTTCTTCCTCCATGTCGGCAAAGCTCTGTACGGACTTTCTGACTGTCATAGTTAAGCCAGAAATGCCGCTTATTATCTGCGTGATGGCTCCCCAGTTCTTATTCAGGAATCCAGTAAATCTTTGCCACAAAGAACCTGTTATAGCACTCTCCCCTCTGATATCCCTTAACTCAGCCTTACATCTTGTCAGTTGCTCGTTTAGGAACTTCCACTCCTCGCTGCCCCGCTCGATGGTACCACTGCTCAGTTCCTTATTGATTGCTGTGATGGTCTGCTGTATATCCTTGATGCCAGCAACGGAGAGGTTACCCAGCACACGGTCAATCTTTTGTGCCGAGGTCTGCATAGCACGCATCTCATTGTTAGTCATGTCGAGCTGCTTTTTCAGACTGTTGAATGTAGGCCAGTCACCTGCACGGGCGGCTGCCTCTTTCTTTTTGCGGAATTCCTCAACTTTTCCCTGTAACTCTTCGAGCCGTTTCTTCGCTTCCTCGGTATTGAGGAAGATTCGGGTGGTGTAGGTTTGTGTATTGTCTGCCATAAAAATAGGGTATTAACTTTCCGCAAAGTTAACACCCCAAGCAATGATATAAAAATACCTTTTAAGCCTTGCTGACAGTTATTTTAAGAGGCAATCCATGCCACCAAGGCAACGAAGGCAATGATAATGACAGCCGACACGATGTGCTCTTGCCAGGTCATAGGGCCCATATTCTTCATAATCTCCTTGTATTTTCCGTCAAAGTCAGGATCTGTTGAAGGCATCTTCCTTCCGACAGACTTTATAACGGTCCATATTAGGACTATGATGAGCATCAAGCCTAACATGCATCCTGCTAATGGTGACAATGTAAAAAACATATCTCTATCCTTTCAAAAAAAACTACTGTATTTATATGCCCAACACCACAGCAGGGGCGATGTCGAGCTTGATGCTCAGGTCACGTGCAACCTTCAGTGTCGGTTCACTTTTACCCGTGATGTAGTCGCTTACACGCGAATCGCTCAGTCCGAGAATCTCGGCCAATTTCGTCTGGGTAATACCCAATTCGGCCATACGCATCTTAATGACATCACCGAGGGCTGGCTTACCAATGGAGAAATTCTCCTCCGAGTAGTCGGCCACCAGGTTCGACAGCAATTCCAACTCAATGCTGTTAGGGTCTGTCCTGGGCGTACTGTCATCAACCAAAGGCAGCAGTTGTTCAACGCGTGCCACTGCCCATTCATACTGTTCTCTATTCTCAATCTTTGTCATAGCTACCTCCAATCCTTTATATATTTCTACAATCTATCTTGTCATACTCCTTGTGTGTACCGATGAACCGTATATAGACAAATCCGATGGTGAACTTAATGACAGCCACAATCCGATAATGATTACCCATAATATCAAATACATAGTGCTGATTGCCCACAGCATCAACTGTATTGAAATCCTTCTTCACATCAGCAAAGCAAGTCCACCGGCTGCTCTTCACCACTGTCACCCAAACCTGTAGTGCAACCTTTGATTCAGGATGCTCCTCTGCAAATTGCTTGATGGTCTGTTCTGTGAATATTCTCATATCATTGTTTTTTATGGTGCAAATATAAGAATAATTTTCTAAATAACAAAATATTTTCCCGAAAAATCGAAAATAAAAACAAAAAAAAGGCTGAAAATCTATTTCTCAGCCTTAATATACCTATTATATTTTACGCGAGCGTTAGGATTGAAGTTCACGATTTTAAGCCGGTATCCCTTCGTTCCCCACTTCCACCAGAGGAAGTGGTATCGGTATTCGCGGTACACTACTGTACTCAGCGAGTCGCGAATGTTATAGTAGAAGGTACTATCTTTCAGATCCAGGGTAAGATCAGCCCACTGGTCACTATAGAAGAAAAGACTGTCTGATGGTTTGTGATGTGCCGGAACTGAATCAGCTGTCTCAATGACTGTTGTCTGCATGGCCTCCAACTGTTTCACTTTCAGCCGTAGGTCTTTGATAAGCTGCTCATCAGCGGCCAGTGCCTCCTTCATTTTCTTTGGCACCACTTCCACAACTACCTGTGAAGCAACCTCTATAGAGTCCCGGATGGTGTCACGCAGCATTGGAATCTGAGCGTGTGCAAGTTCCACACTGATTCGTTGCAACTGACTGTTTAGTTCGTTGATACGCGCTAAATGATTGCGGTTAAACACACAGGCAAGAACGGCAACGGGAACAAAGATAATCAGTAATCCATTCTTCAAGTCTTCTAATTTCATAAGCTCTCAATATATTTAATGATACCTTCAACATGTATTCTCTCGATGATATGACGGCCCTCTTCACTGAGCAACAAACCAACGTCATTCACATTGTCCTGGAACAGGTTTTCTGTCAGCACTGCAGGACAATTAGTATTGTTAAGCACAAACAAATTCTGAGGCCAGTATTTTTGCTTTGGAGTCGGTCTACGCATGTTCAGACCATGAGCATGGGCAGCGTCAAACAAGCAGTCGGCCAGCATCTTGCTCTCTCTTGATGCATTTGTGCCAACGCGCACACTCCAGCCGTTTGGGTCGTGCCATTTGCCGTCGTCGCCGCTGGCATCCACATGGATACTTACATATAGCACATTTTTGGCCCCATTCTTACGACATAGCTCATTGACGAAATTCACACGCATAGCCAACTCGCGCTGCCGTTCCTGCTTGGCACTTTGTGACTGCATCTGCTTTGGAAGATCAAGCGGCATATAGTCAATGAGGCACTTGTATCCCATAGCCTGGAGTTTTACAGCAACCTCAGATGCAATCTCACGGCCATAGACGCATTCCTTCAGCCGTCCGTCTGGACTTTGCTTCCCCTGTTCACGCTTCCGATGCGGTGTCCCCAGGGCGACGACGATACTATCTTTCCTCATTCTGCTCCTCCTCTCTGATTGTTTTTAACTCCTTCCTGATCTCTGTCTTGAACTGTGCCACTTGATTGACGAAATAGGCGGCAACTCCGAAGATGGCCAAACCGCCAGAAACGGCAATTCCAACGTAAGTGTTCACACCTTCTCCCACGCGCTCAATGGTAAGGAAGGAAGTAAATACCAGCACGATTGCCGAAGCTATCAGGGCTATAGCACTTATGTACTGAATCCAGTCTTTTGTATTCTGTTTCATATTGCACTGAAATTTGTTACTGCAAAAGTAATATGATATGTGCGAGCATAAAAATACACTGCCACGTCGTTGATGGGCGACATGACAGTGTGATGGCAGAGTGACTGAGTAGGATTATTCTATGCCGAGCCACATTTTTGCCTGAGACTTGGCATTCTCGCAAAACTCGTTGTAGTTATGCCATTCCTCGGCATACTCCTCAGGATCATTTGTATAATGGCGATGGATAGCCATTTCATCACTCTCGCTATATTGTGAGCGGATAATGGCGTTCGTCACCTCCGGGTAGGATGTGTGGTCACTGCACGGCATGATGGTACCGCCGTCTTTTTCCGTGCCTGTGTACTTGTAACCAGTGACAGGTTCCTCTGCGCCATCAGGCAGGTATTCTGGAACTAACTCCTCATTGAGGTAACCGATGATGTGACCTGCGTCAAACTTTCCGAAAGTAAGACGTCTTGTGTAGATAAAAGAATGTTTTTCCATAACTATGTGAATTTAGTGTAAGTTTTACCATCCTTGCCCTGGAACTGTTGGATTATAGTAGGACACGGCAGGTCTGCAGGTGTGAAATCATTCAGTGCCTGGTCAATCATGATCTTACTGCCTGTGAAAGTGTAGAACTCTGCATCTGTATCTGTAGGGTTTCCGTCTTTATCCTTCTGTTTCTCGAACACATACTTCTCTTCATCCCCCATCACGAAAGTCTTGATGATCTTTTTGAATTTGAAGGCCAGCACCTTTCCGGGAACAGTCTTTGTGACCTCCTGATTGATGCCGTCGGAATCCGGAATGTTCACCGTAACGGTGTGTTTCTCGATTTTCGAGTCTTGAACAACGTAGTCTATTAACAGAATTTTAACGTTTACCCCCCCCGTTTCACATTTATTCACAATTGATGTAAAGTGGAGTTTCTGTTCTGGGCCCATTCCTGGGAACGGAGGTTTAATCCTCCTTTTGTTGATGATTTTTCCTAATGACTTTTCCATACCTAAAGATTTTAGTAAGTTTATACAATCTGCATGTTTGATGAATCCAAGCTGGCTGGCCACCTTGATACGGATCTGTTCCTCCTCTATTCCTTTCTTCTGCAACCGCTTTATTCTCCGTGCGAGATTTTGCTTGTTGCGCTTTGCCGCTTCAACGTGGTCATGGTAGAAGGTATATCCGCAGATGCGGATGCCCATCCATGTAGGCCTCACGTTGTAGTCAGTATTCAGGACGAAGAGGTAGTCCCGTGTCAGATGCATAATCATCAAGTCCCTGACGATTCTGAGGAAGGTCTTGTCTTCGTGCATTACTAGAAAGTTATCCACGAAGCGGAAGTAGTGCTGCAGCCCTTCACGGGCAAACCTCTGGAACCGCTCTGCCAGGAACTGGCTCCCTCTACCAAGCAATTCCTCCTCTTCAGGAGTCTTTGCGGTCAAGATCTTCTCGCTGATGTAGTGACTGGTCCAGTAGGCCATGCGCTCAGGATCATCGGCGATATCGAAGAACCGTTCTGCCTTGCGGTCGAAGTCGGCCAGGTCGAGCATGCCGAAGAGCTGTGCAATCTTGATTCCCAGTGGAGCGCCCTGCAAGTAACTGTCTATCACCTTATAGATAAAGTTACGCAGCTTGCCTTTCTTGAACTTGTTCGCAATCTTCTGTTTGAGGATGGAATGATCCATCATCGGGAAATAATGATGGATGTCAAGGGCGATGTAGTACCCGACATCCAGCTGTGGATATCGGTACAGTTCATTCCTGACGAAGCGGAAAAAGGCATGTGTTCCCAGTCCTGGCCTTACTGCCGGTGCTCTCCAGGAGATGGAGTCATACACCGCCTGCTCGTATGGCAGGATGGCAGCGGCCTCAGTATGGTGGTCGCGGATGGGAGCCTTAGCCAGCTTCCTGTGCTTTTTGTCGAAGATATGAGCCTCCTTATAGCCTTGCGGCTCAAAGGTCTCATTGATGATGTCGGCGAGTACCAGACGGACATTCTCATCAAGTTCAGCTTCGTACATGCGGATATCGGCCCGCTTGCGCTTGCCGTCCGCATAATTGTCGAAAGCATCCCTTGCGTTCTGCTCCGTCTCATTCTCCCGACTGTCTTTTATGCGTCGCATAGTCGGGGTCTTGAGTGAATTAATGAATGTGGGGTCTGGTGGACGTCTGTTAGATCGTCCGGACGGGTATGGCGCTCGGCATGATCCTACGAGCCTCGCCGTCATCTCATCTATGTTTTCCCATTAGGGAAGGCTCACCCTCTTAGTGAAAGATCTATTGAGGGCCACGCCGTAGTTCGCATTGGCATTCGAGGGGTCATTGTTGCCATTGAGGTACACCGAGCCGGCATTGTCGCCATTGTTCGCATTGCCGAGACGATAAGCACCGCGAAGACCGCGCGTGAGGGTTCTACCTGCTT